GGAACGCTTGAAGGTCTGAGGCAAGGATTCGGAGGCACAAAGAACAAGAGCCTAGCCGAAGCTAAGCCCTTGTTTTTAAAGCCGTGGTTGCGGGGGCAGGATATCGCACTCAGAACCACGCCGCATCCGCATCCGCTAGCCCCCTCGCAGTACTGGCCACGCCACCAAGGCGTGGCCACCCCCTTCCCCGACCACACAGCATCGCCGATCCGCGCCGGCCGATCGACACGCACGCCTGCGGCTGCGCCCGTGCGTGAGCAAAATCTAAAAACCGTGGGGCCTTCGGGAAATGGTAACAAAGGTAATATTTTTCATCAGTGAGGCTCAGAGCTAGACAGCACAAGGCATCAAGACAAATAGATAAAGGTAATTTCTTAGTAACTTTAGGGTGATGTCGTTACCCTTTCAGACAGTCACTTCCTCTGAAATAAATATCTAATGCAATCAATCAATTGCAAATGAATTACCTTTCCTGTTACCTGAAATTACCATTCGTTGGTAACGCATTCAGCGTATATAAATCAATGACTTGGTCTAGTTTTCGTCGCTCGATTACCTTCGTTACCATTTTCCGAAGCTCAAACCGGAATGGTGCTGGGTTGGTGACGTACCCACCAGCCTGCACGGAGGTGCACCCCCATGGCGCACGCGGGTGCACGGCCGGTTTGCCCTACTGGATGGCTTGAAAGTCCAGTAGTGGTGCCGGTCGGACCCCTGGATGCACCTGCACGCCTTCCGCCCTATAAAGCGGGCGGGCGGGGCGGGGTCCCGACCGCGCGCTGAGGGGTGGGGGTGCCCTGTTTTGGTGCGGATTGGGGGGGCTGCGAGGGGCGCGGGAAGGCTGGCGGCGGGCGTGAGGCGGGCCGCGGCTGGGCGTGAGGCGGGCCGCGGCTGGGCGTGGGGCTTGGTGGTGGTGGTGTTGAGGCTGGCGCCGACGGGCGGGCGGCACGGGCCGCTATGGGCGGCCGGGATGGCAGATCTGCGTAATCTTTACGCAGATCTGCGCGGACTTGACGTAGTGGCGGTCAGGTCGGGAAGCTGGTGATGATCAGCTCGCTGCTCTTGGCTTTGGAGCGGCCGGCGCCGCCGACCTGGTAGGTGATGTCGACGGTCTGGAGGTGCAGGCCCTTGAAGGCGCGGCGCATCTCTGGGATATCGTTGACGCTGATCACCATCTTGCCCTGGATGCTGCGCGCCAGCTCGGCCATGCGTGAGTACTCATCGATGGCGAAGCCGACGCCGTAGCCTTCGGTGCCGAAGTAGGGCGGGTCGCAGTAGAACAGGGTGTGAGGTCGATCGTAACGGGTGATGCAGTCGGCCCAAGGTAGGTGCTCGATGGTGGCCTGCGCCAGGCGCAGGTGGGCCTGGCTCAGATCCTCCTCGATGCGCAGCAGGTTGAGCTTCGGCGCCGAGGTGGTGGCGGTGCCGAAGGTGCGGCCCTCGACCTTGCCGCCGAAGCCCTGGCGCTGCAGGTAGTAGAAGCGCGCCGCGCGCTGGATGTCGGTCAGGATCTCCGGGCGCGCGGCATTGAGCCAGCCGTACATCTGCCGGCTGACCAGTGCCCACTTGAACTGCCGGATGAATTCCTCGAGGTGGCTCTGGACGACGCGGTACAGATTGACCAGGTCGCCGTTGATGTCGTTGAGGACCTCGGCCTTGACCGGTTCCTTGCGAAAGAACAGGGCGGCGCCGCCGGCGAAGGCCTCGACGTAACAGGAATGCTCAGGGAATAGCGGAAGGATGCGTTTGGCCAGGCGGGACTTGCCGCCGATCCACGGCACGATTGGGTTTGCTTGCATGGTGTAACACTGCTCCGTCATGTGCTAGCCTCGGCACGCCGTCGCGACGGTGGCGGTGCCTTGGCCGAAAGCAGCTCATCCTGCCGGAGGTGGCCGTGCCAGGTGTTAGCGCACCCGGCCCGGTCGCACCGTCTTTACTTCACCAGCGTCGGGCTCGGCGGCGATGTCGCGGGCATCTTGGCCAGGGTGTAGGGGTTGAACTTCACGACCTCTTCGCCGATCCAGTCGTTGAGCTCGAGGAAGCGCGTCTGCAGCGGCTGGATCTCGTTGGCCTCGAACACCGCCGCGGCCTTCTCGGCGTCGCCGAAAGAGCTGGCCGGCCCGGGCATGATGCCCATCAGCTGCGGCGGCACGCGATGCGCGGCCAGTTGATCGTCGCGCGTCACGTTTTTGATGTTGGCGAACTCGTCTTTTGCCGCGACCTCGGCCACCGGGATCAACTGGATGCCTTCCTTTTTTCCGTTCGGCGCGTACACGAACAGGTTGCGGAAGTTGCCCGGGCCTTTGGCGTCCTTCAACGCCTGGCGGAGATTGTCGATGTCGCTCTGCTGCTGCGCCGCGTCCGTCATGTAGAGGATGAAGCCCGCGTGACTTCCGTTCTTGTAGTAGCGGCGGCGGAACAGCGTCGCGGCCTCGTTGAGCCAGGCCGAATGCAGCGCCGGAATGTAGTCCGGCAGGCCATAGATTTCCTGGTTGATGTCCGGCTCCATCAGGTGAAACACCTTGCCCTTGGGGAATTCATGCTCCTGCTGCCAGCCCTGGACGAACCAGTAGGTGTCGAGATCCTTGCCGCGCCGCACGAAGCGCGCCAGCGCGGGTTCCAGCGTCATCAGCTTGCCCGAGCGGGCATCGCGGCGCTCGGGGTAACAGTTGCCAAACACCAGGAAATCGAGCGCCAGGCGCGAGAACGCCGTGCGCGTCAGCAGCGGATGCGGGACGAAGGTCGACACCAGCACGTTGCGCTTGACGATGATGGCGCTGGCATGATGCACCGCCGAGCGGTAGCTCTTGCCCAGGCCGTCCATCGAGATCGGCGGCTCGTACCACTTGCCCATCAGCGGACATTCGAGGTAGTCGAGGATCTCGCGCTTGTCGAGCACGGCCTCGGGATCGCCGAAGCTGAAGGCCTCCATGTGGGTGTTCTCGGGCAAGGTCGGAGCGGTGGTGTCGTTCATGAGTAGATCTCCACGATGTTGGTATTGCGCGCGCTCTGGCCTTCCAGCGGCTCGTTGGCCAGCGCGTGCATGGTTGCCCACGCCAGGTCGGCGTGGCTTATTTCGTCGGAACGGCCGGCCTCGAAGGTGACCTGGCGGCCGCTGGCGGTGGTGGTTTTACGGATGGCCATGAAGGACTGCGCGAGGTCGGTCCAGCCGGCGTCGAACTCGATGCGGCGCTTGACCACGATGTCCTTGGCCTTGAGCACCAGCCGTACCTTGACGTCCGGGTTGTAGGTGAAAGGCGTTGCGGCGGGGAAGAACTGCTTCACGAGTTGAAACACGCCCTGGCCGATGCCGGTGACATCGATGCCGATGTAAGTCACGTTGTAGCACTCGGTGATCTTGCGGATCGCCTCGGCTTGCGCCTCGAAATCCATGCCGCGCCACTGGTGTTTTTCGAGGATGCGGAACTTGCCGCCGGGCACCATCGGCGGCGCCAGCACCACGCAGCCGCAGTTGTCGCCGGTGTGGCTGGGGTCGTAGCCGACCCACACTTCCCGGTAACCGAAGGGTCGAATGGCGAAGGGCTTGAAGTCCTCCCACACCACCCACGAATCGACCATGCAGCGCTGCATCTCGGCCAGCGGAAACACCGACATCGCGTCGTCGATGAACATGCAGCGGAACAGGTTCTCGAATTCGTCCGGGCCGTACTCGAGCTGCAGCTGCACCAGGTCGAACAGCGTGCAGCCGCCGGCCAGCGCGTCCTCGATCGTGACGATCTGACGCCACTGGCCATCGGCGCAGTGCATGCCCTTGGCCAGCGCCGCGTGCGCGATGTCGATCGCCACGCGCTGATCCTTCGGCCGGCCCTTGTTGAACAATGAGCCGGTCCAGAATGAATAGGCCTCGTGCAGCAGCGAAGACGGCGTCGAGAAGTAGGTCTGCCGCCAGTGCCGGTGCGCCGCCATGCCGGAGGCCACCTTGCGCAGCTCCTGAAATTTCTGGATCCAGAAATACTCGTCGATGTAGAGATTGCCGTGATAGCTCTGCGCCGTGCGGCTGTTGGTGCCCAGGAAATGCAATTGCGCGTCGTTGGGCAGGATGATCGGATCGCCGCGCAGATCGATGTCGGCGGCGTCCTTGGCGAACTGCTGCACGTATTGTTTGAAGACGTGGGCCTGCGCCTTCGAGGCCGAGAGGAATATCTGATTACGCGCCGTGCGCATCGCGTCGTCCAGCGCCTCGCGGGCGAAATACCAGGTCGCGCCGATCTGCCGGCTCTTGAGGATGTTGCGGATACGCTCCCGCAGGCCGGCGTCGTGCCAGCCCTTCTGATAGTCGAACAGCGAATCGATGAAGGCCTCGTGAAGGCGCTTCTGCTGCTCTTCGCTGAAGTCGTTCTTCGTCGGTTTCTTGCGTGCGCCGCTGTTGCGATTCGCGACCTTGGGATTCAGGTCGGCCTCGTTGCCGCCGGCGGCGAACTTGCGCACCCGGGCGGTGCGCTCGAGCTGGCGGCCGAGCAGGTCGATTTCCTTGAAGTCGGTACCGGACTTGTCGGCCTTGGCCACCAGGTGGATCAGGCGCGACTCGAGCGCATCCTCGACGCGATGCAGCGGCGAGGTGTCGTCCCACTTGTCGCGCCGCTTCCAGCTCGATACCGTGCCAGGCTTGACCTCCACCTCGTTGGCGATCCAGGCGATCTTGTAGCCCTGCCAGTAGAGCGAACGCGCACGCCGGCGCGGGTCCTGCGCGGCTGCGGCGGCGGTCACGACGGCATCGGGTACGGGCATCTCCATGCGCGGAGTCTGCCCACCGGCTACACCCCGCCCTAGTTGCCGACGTTGTAAGACGGCGACCTACAGCCGCCCGGCATTGCCTCGCCGCGCGCGCCCGCCGACCATGCGCCTGTCAATTCGCAGACCCGCAGCCACCCGACAGAGGACACCAGCATGCCAAAAAGTAAATTTTTCCGCGTCGCCGTCGAAGGCGACACCACCGATGGCCGCGTGATTGAACGCAGCTGGCTGCAGCAGATGGCCGATGGCTACAACGCCAATAAATTCGGCGCCCGAGTCTGGCTCGAGCACATGCGCGGCATCTTGCCCGACTCGCCGTTCAAGGCCTACGGCGACGTCGTCGCGGTGAAGACCGAAGAAGTCGATATCGACGGCAAGAAGAAGCTGGCCCTGCTGGCGCAGATCGACGCCACCGACGAACTGGTGGCGATGAACAAGAAGCGCCAGAAGATCTACACCTCGATGGAGCTGAACCCGAATTTCGCCAAGTCCGGTCTGGCCTACCTGGTCGGCCTGGCGGTCACCGACAGCCCGGCCAGTCTTGGCACGGAGCAGCTGGCCTTCGCCGCCGGCGCCAAGGTCAACCCGCTTGCCGAGCGCAAACAGAACCCGGAAAACCTCTTCAGCGCGGCGCAGGAAGTCACGCTGGAATTCGAAGACGACAAGCCGGCCGAAGGCGAATCGTTGTTCACCAAGGTGATGGGCCTGCTCAAGGGCAAGGACAAGAACGACGCCGAGCGCTTCGCCGACACCGGCAAGGCCATCGAAGCGGTCGCCGGCGCGCAGCGCGATCTGCTCGACAAGTTCGCCGCCTTGCTCACCAAGGGCGAAGAGGCATATCAGCGGCTCACCGCCGTCGAAACCGCCGCCACCGCCGACCGCAAGGCCTTCGCCGATCTCAAGGCCGAGCTCGACAAGGAACCGAAGGACGGCAAGCGTCCCGCTGCCGCCGGCGGCTCTGGTGGCACCCAAGCCACCGACTGCTGAACGACGATTTTTAAAGACCCCACCGGAGCCCATCATGCGCAACGAAACCCGCATCGCCTTTAACGCCTACCTCGCCCAGATCGCCACGCTCAACGGCGTACCCTCGGCCAACGAGAAATTCACCGTCACGCCCACCGTGCAGCAGCGGCTGGAATCGAAGATTCAGGAATCGAGCGACTTCCTCGGCCGGATCAACATCGTCGGCGTCACCGAACAGCAGGGCGCGAAGCTCGGCCTGGGCGTCGGCAGCACCATCGCCAGCACCAAAGACACCACCATCGCCGATCGCACGCCGACCGATCCCAGCTCGCTCGACGAGACCGGCTACAACTGCACCCAGACCAACTACGACACGGCGCTGCGCTACGCGAAGCTCGACATGTGGGCGAAGTTCCCGAACTTCCAGACCCTGCTGCGCGACGCGATCCTCAAGCGCCAGGCGCTCGATCGCATGACGATCGGCTTTCACGGCACCAGCCGCGCGGCGAGCTCCAACCGTGGCGTCAACCCGCTGCTGCAGGACGTCAACATCGGCTGGCTGCAGAAGTACCGCACCGACGCCCCCGCCCGCGTGCTCGCCGATGGCGCCAGTGCCGGCGTCAACGAGGTACGCATCGGCGCCGCCGCCGGCCGCGACTACTACAACCTCGACGCCCTGGTGTTCGACGTCGTCGCTTCGCTGATCGAGCCGTGGTACCGCAGCGATCCGAACCTGGTGGTGATCCTCGGCCGCGACCTGCTGCACGACAAGTATTTCCCGCTGGTGAATCAGACGCAGGCGGCCACCGAAACCCTGGCGTCCGACATCATCATCAGCCAGAAGCGCGTCGGCGGCCTGCAGGCGGTCAGCGTGCCCTACTTCCCGGACGGCGCGCTGCAGGTCACCACCCTCGACAACCTGTCGATCTACTGGCAGGAAGGCGCGCGTCGGCGCACCGTGGTGGACAACGCCAAGCGCGATCAGATCGAGAACTACGAGTCCTCGAACGACGCCTACGTGGTCGAGGACTACGGCCGCGGCTGCGTCGTCGAAAACATCGTCCAGACCTGGGCCTGATCGTGAACCGCCCGTTCAGCCCGGCACGCGCCCACTTCCAGCGTGTGTCGGCCACCAACCGCCAGGCCGCCGAGGAACCCGCCAGCCGCGCCGACGCCACCGCCTACGAGCTGATGCTGGCCAAGCTCACCGAAGACCGGCGCCGGCTGCACGAGTTGCAGTCGATCGAGCGCCGCATCGAGGTCAAGCGCACGCTGCTGCCCGAGTATGTGCCGTGGATCGAAGGCGCGCTCAAGGGCGCCCAGGGCGTGCAAGACGACGTGCTGATGACCATCATGGTCTGGCGCATCGACGTCGGCGACCTGCAGGGCGCGCTGGACATCGCCGCCTACGCGATCGAGCACAAGCTGGCGATGCCCGATCAGTACAAGCGCAGCACCGGCTGCCTGATCGCCGAAGAGTTCGCCGACTACGCGCTGCGGCTCAAGGACGGGATCGACGTCGAGGTCGCCAGGGCGCTCTACATGGCCGACCAGGTCACCCGCGCCGAGGATATGCCCGACGAGGTCCGCGCCAAGCTGTACAAGGCCATCGGCTACGGCATCCGCGCGAACGCGGCGAACGTCGCCGACAAGCAGGCGGCCGTCGACTTCCTCAAGCGCGCCCTGGCCATGCACGAAAAGGTCGGCGTCAAGAAGGACATCGAGGCTCTCGAGCGCGAAATCAAGAACTCTGCCACTCCCCCCGCCGGCGACGCCGGCGCGGGCGGCGGCTGACACCGAGCGGACCCCGCAGCCGGGCGGCTCGGGGGCGAAACCGGGTTTCCTCCTTTCCCGGTGCAGCCCCCGACCACCGCCCCCTACTTCCAGGAGGAATTATGAAGCGCATGTTTAAAACCCTGCTGCTCGGCGTCATGCTGGCCGCATCGTCCCTGTCCTTTGCCGGCTCGCTCACCGATTACGCCGAGAACAAGATCGTCGATGGCCTGCTGCGCGGGCAATCGCTCGGGGCCCCGGCGACCTGGTACGTCGCCCTCTACACCGCCTGCCCGACAGATTCGACGGCCGGGACCGAGGTCAGCGGCGGCAGCTACGCGCGCGTGGCCGTCACCGCCAGCCTGGCGAACTGGGCCGGGACGCAGAGCGCCGGCAGCACTGTCGCCAGCTCGGGCACCACGGGCACCACCAGCAACAACGGCGTCGTCACCTTCCCCGCGCCATCGGCGAACTGGGGCGTGGTGAACTGCTGGGGGCTGACCGATGCCTCGACCGCCGGGAATATCTGGATCTACTCGACCCTGACGGTGTCGAAGACGATCAACAACGGCGACGCCGCGCCAAGCTTCGCCGCCGGTTCGGCCACGTTCCAGATCGACAACTGATGCTCAATCTCGCCTCGATCAGCGATCTGTTGCGGATCGTGACGGCCGCTGCCGCCGATATCGACGTCCACGCCTCGTGGGTCGATCTGTCGGGGACCACGGTAACGCCGGGGCGACTCAACACCGCGAACATCGCGGCGGCCACCACGACCACCGTTGTTCCTTCGCCCGCCGCGGCGACGGTGCGCAACGTCAAGCACCTCAACATCACCAACAACAGCGCCTCTGCCAGTTGCGCCGTGGCGGTCGAACATACGGACGGCGGCAGCGTCGTCGAGTTGATCGAGTTCATCCTGCTGCCCGGCGAGAACATGATTTTCAACGAGGAAGGGCGATGGGCGCACCGCGACGCGCAGGGTGCCGAATACCCGCCGTCCGGCCTCGGCATGTACAACGGCCGCTCGGTCGGATTCATGAAAACCGGCACCGCATCGGACGCCGCTGGCTACTGGTATTGCACCAGCAAGGACGGCGGTTTCCCCGGCGCCTGGGCCGTCGGCACTCCCGGCGTCAATGGCCGCAACACGGATGGCACGGCGGCGGGCGATGCCGGCAGCATCCCGCTCGCTAATCCATCGGTCGGCAGCAATTATCTGACCGAAGTGCAGATGGCCGCGAGCGTCAATCACAGTCATCTGCTGTTCGACTGTCTGTGGGTTAACTCGGGCCTGGTGATTACCACGACCACGGCGCAGGCCATTGCGCCGGCCTCGGCGTTGCCGGCGCGCGACATCAACGGCACCACCAACGGCGAAGGTTGCTCGATCGCACTTCTGTGCACGGCGGCTGTCGGGCTGGCGGCGATTGCCAGCAATGCCACCGTCAATTACACCAACTCCGATGGCGTTGCCGGGCGTACCGCCACCCTGGCGGCCATCGTCGGCTCGCAGGCGCCGGCCACGCCAGTCATCGGCACGCTCATCTGGTTCAATCTGCAAGCCGGCGACAAAGGTGTGCGCAGCATCCAGGGCATCACCCTCGGCACCTCGTGGGTCAGCGGCTCGATCTCCCTGATGATCACGCGGGACATCGCCACCATCGGCACCACCATCCCGAACGTTACCGCCCAGAAGGTCATCGGCACGCCGGGCATCAAGCTCTACAACGGTACCTGCCTGCTGCACTGCGCCTTGACCAGTGCCACCACGGCGACCTTCTTCGCCGGTGAGCTGACCGTCATGGAGAAATGACGTGATCGGCCTGTTCGACGAATCCATTGCGCCGTCCGGCTGGTTCGATGTCACGGCGTCCGCCTCCGGCTGGTTTGCCGGCGATCTGCTGGCAGCCGCTGCCGGCGGCGGCGCGGCGGCAGAGCTTGCGGGATCGGCGCAAGCATCCGCCGCGGCCAGTGCCGCGCTTACCGCGCAGATCGTTCTCGCTGGCGATGCCCTTGGTGCCGCGGCGGCCTCGGGCGGGCTGCTCTCGGCGATCCTGCTGGCCGGCGCCGCCACCGGCAACGCCGCCGCCACCGGTATGCTCACGGCGCAGGTGCGCCTGGCCGGGGTCGCCCTCGACGTGGCCACCGCCGGCGGCACGCTCTCGACGCAGATCCCGCTGGCCGGCGCCGCGCTCGATGTGGCCACCGCCGCCGGCAGCATCACCGCGCAGATCAAGCTCACCGGCGCCGCCGTCGCGCAAGCGCTGGCGAGCGCAGGGCTTGCCAGCGGCATTCCGCTGGCCGGCGCGGCCGCCGGTAACGCCGCCGCGACCGGCGCCCTGTCATCGGACATTCGCCTGGCCGGCAATGCCGCGGCGGGTGCAAGCGCGTCAGCCATGCTTACCGTCAGCATCGTCCTCACCGGCGGCGCGGCCGGCGCGGCCACGGCCACCGGCAGCCTCACCACGCAAATTCCGCTCGCGGCCGACGCACTCGATGCCGCGCTTGCTACCGGCGCACTCACCACACAGATCGCGCTGGCCGGACCGGCGCTGGCCGCCGCCCAGGCCGCCGGGGAACTCTCGACCGGGATTGCCCTCGTCGGCGCCGCGATTGCCTCCGCCAGCGCGGAGGGCCACAG